ATGGACAAGATTACGTGTGATTCTGTCGAGTTTGTCTTGGAAGAGTTATCACTCCATGATCCCAAGGCGTGGGATGTTTGGGCTCCGCTGCTTGTTGCGCACGCTCAGAAATTGCTCGATTACGTGCCCAGACATGCGGTGTCGAGGGATGTTTATCTCGAAAAAGTGATGCACCAGGGGTATGTCTGGTGACAGACTATCAACCTTACGGTGCGTCGTGCGTACTCATATATGGCCTCCTCGCTGTCAAATGTCGGACTTAAGCGTTGAGTGCACCAGAATGTACGCATAAAGATCCGGCCTATTTAGGCTTACGTTCCAGGAAGGATCGGTGGCAGCCCCACTAAATTCCAGGGAAACCGACTACTATTGCGTATTTGAGCTTATGCGCAATGGGAATTGACTAGCTCGCTTCAAAAGAAATTTCATGTTCAGAGGTTCAAGGAGTCGCTGTCCCGGTTAACGCCGAGACTACCGGCCTCACGGTTTGGAAGAATGAAGCCTGTGTTGAAACTAATGTCGTCGGGGAATCCCTCGGCCGCAATAGTTCTTTTCTTACAGACGTCAGTTCTATTACAGATATTCGGAATTATTTCGCTCGACCTTTTGTTGTACAAAATGGCGCTTTTAACGCTATTCTTCCTGAGGCTATATATCGACTTAATGTTGACAAGGCTTTCATGGACGGTATTCCACTTTATTCTCGATTGAATGGTGCTGCTGGTTTCCGGGCCACTTTGGTTTTTAGGTTGGTTATTGCTGCAAATCCCTTTCAAGCAGGTGTCCTTCGTATGGTTTGGCGACCTCAAGCTGCTGATACTTTTGGAGGTGCAGGAGATCACTCCAGTAATACCAACTTGGTCTCTATGCTTCCTGGAGTCAATTTGGACATCTGTGAGCAGACTAGTGCTGTTCTAAGAGTTCCTTACATTTCTGATCGTAACTATTGGGAGATTGTTGCTTTTGATTCTGATACTTCTTGGGGCGCACTTACGCTTTTTTCTTATTTGCCTTTGACTGTGGCGTCTGGTGGTACTGCTCCTACTTGGACCATCTTTATGCACTTGGAGGATATCGAACTCATTGGTGCATCTACTCCATACTTTACCACTGCCGTGCCTCAGGCTCCAGAAGATAGTGAGGCTCTCAAACAAGATCGACCTGTGTCACGCTTATTTTCAGCTGGTGCTGTTGTCGCTCGAGCCCTTGGTACTATTCCTCATATAGCTCCCATTGCTACTGCTGCTTCTTGGTGGCTTACTGCTATGTCTGGAGCTGCTTATGCCTTTGGGTGGTCTAAGCCCCTTGACATTTCTGCTCCTCATCGTGTGTATGCTACTCAACAGGCTTACACACAAAATTGCAATGGTGAAGACATTGCTCTTAATTTGGGCCTTTTTTGTGACAAT